CGTGCGTGGTCACCTTTCCAACCTAATGCGCGGGCCATACCAACGATCTCCATCTTGGAGGAGTTAGCTTGGAGGGAAGTTGCAACTTCGATGATGTTTTGAGCGTTAGACATTTTGATGTTCTCCAGTGAGTTAAATAGATACTGCGTTGAGTGAAACGAATTCGACGATGAACCAGTGTTGAAAGTCCATTGCTGGGTAATCGCCAATGTTGTCAATGTAAGTGATAGTCATTCTCATCTGCTCCTGTTGCGTTGTTGGAGTCGTGATTATCTCATACAGCACTTTCTGTTGTCACATCATATTTAGTTGTAAAACACTTTTTGTTTCATTCTTCCCAAAAAAGGCAATGTTCGACATAGGGTAGAAACATTGTTTTCTTAAAAATAAGCCCCTTGATATGTAACGTGCGAAGCGATTTATGGGAAGAATGGAACAGAATCTGTTGCGCCTCACTTTTTGTACGCAACACAATGTGCTCTAAAACACTATTTGCTGCGCCTCTGTTGCGTTTAAATTGGAGTTGATACGCTGGCATGCAACACATTGTGTTCATGCAGCCTGCGACGACGATCCCGCAACACATTGTGCTGCAAGGGTTTCCAGCGTATCAAAATCTGCTGTGACAGCATAATCTGCTGCATGCACCACAGAATATGTAACTGTGTCAAGTGTGACAATAAAATCTGCTGTGACAACCACAGTTTGTGTTGCGCTGTCAAGTCGGCACAGTCGGCACAGTCGGCACAGTCGGCAACAGTTCAACAGTTAGCAGGCAGGTGACCGGCGCAACAGTTCAACAGTTATAGAAATGTATAACTGTTGTTAGTGAGTGCTTACTAACTGTTGTTAGTGAGTGCTTACTAACTGTTGTTAGTGAGTGCTTACTAACTGTGATTTGGCGAGCGACCCACCCCCGCCATCGAGGGCAGCCACCGTAGGTTGTTTTTGCCTCCCCTGCACACCCAGATACCCACTTATTTTTCAGTATCTGTACATCACTTTATGCTGTGAATACCCATCCCCATTTATATTTTTTTATAAATTTTTCAAAGTTTGACACATCACAATGTGATGCTATACTGACAACCATGACAACTGAGCTACCACCCTTCCTACGTGCCGATGACTCCCCTCTTACCGAGAAACAGGAGGCTTTAATTAAGCACGAAGTCAAAGTCCCACCGGGAAACCGTACTGCGCTCATTGAACTGGAGAAGCAGTCGTTCGGTATTGCGTTTGAACAGGCGTTGGAGGCGATCGCAGATGGTCGTTCCCTCAGTGAGTTCTGTTCCACCTACCACATGCCTGTGTCTGCTTCCCGTTTTCGCACTTGGATGTTCCAAGACCCGCGTCGGAAAGAGCTTTACCATATGGCGAAGTCCCTTGGGGCTGAAACGGTTGAAGATGACCTCATCAGGATAGCCGATGGCCTCAACCCAGATGGGTCGGCCTCCATGAACGACACCAACAGGTCGAAGATTCAGATTGATACCCGCTGGAGACTGTTACAGGTGTGGAACAGGAAGCGGTATGGGGATGTTAAGCACATCGAACAAACAACGACCACCACAGTTGATATAAACACGCTCTCCAAGCATGAGTTGGAGCAGCAGCTACTACGCTCCTTGGGGCTGGACATGATGGACATCACCCCAGATGGAGATACCTTCGACAATGTTGATTGACTACAACCTCCCGCACCCGAACATCGCCGGTAAGCCGCTGTTCCTACTCCCCAACATCACCAAGGAGCAGGTGGAGACAGCGACCGCACTGTGGCAGGTGGGGCGGGCATCGGTTGACATTGCCGAGTACGCCAGAACAGTCGTTGATGTCATCCCGGTGGCACACCATCTGGTGTTCCTTGAAGCCCTACGTGGTCTGGTGGATGACGAGTACGATGACCTTGTTATCAACACACCACCCGGATCGGCTAAATCGACATACGTCAGTCATGTGTTCCCTAGTTGGTTCCTTGGAGCGTTCCCACACAAGAACGTGATACTAGCCAGCCACACGGCAACGCTGGCTGAGAAGTGGAGCAGACGGGTACGGGAGAGCGTATCCAGCCCAGCACACGCTAGAGTGTTCCCAGCGTCCCAGCTTAGTAAGGACAGTACCGCTGTGGCTCGCTGGACGACAACCCAGAACGGTGAGTGCATCGCAGCGGGTGTGGGCATGTCCATCCTCGGTCTGCGGGCTGACCTAGTGGTGCTGGACGACCCACTAAGCGGGTTTGAACAGGCCAGTTCCATCACACAGTTACAGAAGCTGCATGAGTGGTACAAGTCCGACTTGAAGTCACGGTTGAAGCCGGGGGCGAAGGTGGTGGTGGTCTGCCAGCGACTGTCCAGTAACGACATGGCAGGGTTCCTCATCAAGCAGAACGAGGAGAACCCGACCCGCAGACTCAAGGTCATCAACATCCCGATGGAGTCGAACAGTCCAGACGACCCGATGGGCCGCCCGATAGGTCAGATACTCTGGCCTGAGTGGTACACCCCAGAGATGGTCGCTGACTTGAAGAAGGATGACTTCATCTGGCGCACGATGTGGCAGCAGCAACCACCTTCAGACGATGGTAGCTGGGTCACCACCGAGGACATACAGTTCCGTCCCGCACCACTCCTGACACCAGAGACAGTCTGCTACGGCATGACCGACCTCGCACTCAGTGTTAATTCGGGTGACTACACTGCTCACTTCGTCGTAGCTGTCGATCAGTATGGCGACTGGGACATCATACATGGTGAGCGTGATCGCTGTGACCCAGAGGTGTCATCAAGCGACCTCGTTGGGCTGTGTTCGACGTTCCGTCCCCGTGAGTGGTTGATCGACGATGACAACGCCAGTAAGGTGTTCATGCCGCTGGTGGCGACTAAGGCGCGGTCACAGGGGGTGCATGTACCTTGGAAGCCGTTACCCATGCGCGGTCAGGACAAGGAGACTCGCGCTGCTGCGCTGCGGGGTCAGTTCAAGCGGCGTAAGCTGTTCATGCCCGCTGATGCACCGTTTGCCAAGTGGCTCATCAAGGAGTTGCTGACGTTCCCTAACGCTGTTGGTAGCGGGGTTGATGATGGGGTTGACGCATTGTCGTTAATTGGGCGTAGAATGGTAGCTGTTTCAGCACCGTCCCAACCTGTTGTCAAACCGCGTCACCTGACTGTACATGAGATGACGTTAGATCAACTGTTTGAGGATCAACCGCAAGCCAGAACTTTGAGGATATAACGATCATGGCCCTCCCGCAAGAACAGTTCGGTATGGGTGCGCCCAACCAGACACAACACTCTCCGATGTCACTCCGCGAACAGTTGATGTCGCTGTTCCCGTCGATGTCACTGGGCAAGTCCAGTGCCTTCACCCAACCGCAGGTTCCCACCCGTCTCCGTAACGGCCCGATGACTGACGCTGATGTTGAAGCGATGGTTGAACGCGACAATGGTCCGATGAACGACAATGACCTCGCCGCACTACTCGGTACAGGTGTTCCTAATACCCCACGCCCAGCACCACGCCCACAAGCACCACAGCGCGATGAGGTCGGTATGGATGAACTGATGATGCAGCTTGCCTCCCCAGAGTACGGGATCACCGAGGGTCAGAACGCGAACATTGGTGACGACAGTCGCGCCCGTGCGATGGCCCAGATCGCAGCACTACGAGGCTAATCGGCATGACCGATACCAGCGGTAAGATCAAGTCACTTATTGAGATCGACAAGACCCCAGAGGGTCTATATGGTCGTTGGAAAGATGAAGTAATCAAGGCTGAAAAGGAGTTTGAGAACTTCCGTCGTCAAGGTCGGGACACAGTTCGCCGGTTCAAGGACGAACGGGACGCTATCGACAAACCGGATCGGAAGTTCAACATCTTCACCGCCAACGTGGGGATCATGCAATCCAGCCTATACGCCAAGATACCCAAGGTTAAGGTGTCTCGCCGGTTCGGTCAGGCCAACGATGATGTGGCCCGTGTCGCCGGTATGATCCTCCAGAATGCGATCATGCAAGACATCGATGAGCCAGAATGCGACTTCGATCAGGTCATGCGTGACGCTGTTGAAGATCGGCTAGTTCCTGGGATGGGTGTGGCATGGCTCCGTCTGGAGACAGACACCGAGGAGCATGAACTTGAGGAACAGTTAGACCCGCTCACAGGTCAGCTTATCCAAGAGGCCAGCACCTACGAGTCTATCAGTCGCCAAGAGGTAATAATCGACCATGTGTTCTGGGAGGACTTCTTGTACTCCCCGTGCCGTACATGGAAGGAACGCCGCTGGGTAGGTCGTCGGGTCTATATGGATCAGGATGAACTGTGTAAGCGGTTCGGTGATGACATAGGTAAGCAAATCCCTCTCGACTACAACCCTAAAGGTGAGACAGCACGTTCCAATGAGCCGCAGAATGAATTGTTGCAAAAGGCGATCATTTACGAAATTTGGGATCGCCAAAAGAGAGATGTACTCTGGTTGTCCAAAGGTTTCCCAAAGCTACTTGACCAGAGAAGTGACCCGCTCGGTCTTGAGGATTTTGAACCATGTCCAAAACCCTTATTTGCGCTCACTACTACGTCTAACTGTATCGCCATCAATGACTTCGTTATTTGCCAAGATCAGTACGACGAACTCGACCTGATTAACAACCGCATCAGTCTGTTGGTGCAAGCTGTGAAGGTAGTTGGTTGTTACGACTCTGCCGCCACGGGTGTCCAGCGTATGCTCCAACAGGGCAGCGAGAACACACTGGTTCCGGTGGATAACTGGGCGATGTTTGCCGAGAAGGGCGGTATCAAGGGTGCTGTTGATTGGTTACCATTGGATAGCGTCATTCAGGCACTGGAGAAGCTGCGTCAGTCACGCGACGACATCAAGGGGCAGATTTATGAACTCACAGGCATATCAGACATTGTTCGCGGCAATACGAAAGCGAGCGAAACGCTTGGCGCGCAGCAAATCAAAGCACAGTTCGCAAGCGTCCGAATCCAAAAACTCCAAGACGAAGTGGCCCGCTTTGCCCAAGACATCCTTCGACTGAAGGGTGAAATCCTCTGTCGCCACGTTGTACCGGAACAGTTGATTAAGATGGCGAACATGGAGTTCTACCTTGAAGGTGGGAACGCTCCGTTGCTCAATGCTGCTGTTGAACTGTTGAAGGGTGACCACGAACGCTTTGAGTGGCGCGTCAAGGTTCAGGCTGACTCACTGGCTCAAGCTGACTACGCACTGGAGAAGCAAGAGAAGGTGGAATTCACCAACGCTATTGCTACCTTCCTACAGTCGGCAGCAACGACGATGAAGGCGATCCCTGAGACTGCCCCGATCATCTTTGAAGCCTTGAAATTCACTATCACCGGCTTCAAAGGCGCACAGGAGTTGGAGGGTGTTATTGACTCGACGCTTGATACCATCATGCAGAAGATTCAGAACCCTCCCCCACCACCACCTGACCCTGCTGTTGAGAAGGCCAAAGTGGATATTCAGGTTGCTCAACAGAAGGCACAGATGGATGCCCAGTCGAAGCAGATGGATATGCAGATCAAGCAACAGGGCGCACAGACCGAGTTGCAGATGGCGCGTGAGAAGAATCAGCAAGAGTTGCAGATGGCTCAGATGGAGTTCGATCTGAAGGTGCAACAGTCGGAAGCTGAGTTCAATCTGAAGATGCAACAGTTGCAACAGCAGCACGGGCTTGATCTCCAGATTGCTGAACAGGAACAAGCGTTCGCTGAAGATAAGGCCCGTCGCGACGCACTGGAGCAAGAGATTAACCGCAATGCTGACCGGGAGCATGAAATGCAGACCCGTGAAGAAGATCGTGCGTTCCAAGAGAAGTTGCACAAAGAGAAACTTGCTCAAGCAGCTAAACCCAAAACTGCCACAACTTCCAGTGGCAAAACAGTAACTGTTGAATAGGAGTAGTACCAATGTCAAAGAGTAATGCCACTGAAAATGACTTCGTGAAGTTCGTGTTCAACGCCGTGGCCATGCCAGCTTATGGCGCCGCCCTGCAACTAAACTTCCATACAGCAGACCCCGGCGAAGGCGGCACGGCAACGACCAACGAACCAACGCCAACTACTTACGCGGCGCAGACTGTTACCCGCGACGGTGCTGGTTGGACGATCTGTGATCCTGACGGTACGCCCAATGCGTCAGGTAGCGCGGCAAAGAGCGCGGTCGACGTGGTGTTTCCGGAAGTCGAGGGCGGTTTCATCGGCACCGAAGAATGGACGCACGGAAGCGTGTCCGTCGTCGCCACCGGTCAGATTCTCTATTCCGGTGCCTTGACGCAATCGATCATCATTTCTGCCCTCTCAACGCCGCGCTTCCCCGCTGGCACTGTACTGTTCAAGGAGGACTGAGATGACGCAGTCATTCACCCAAGTCCCACCAAACAGTACGGGTAACAAGTTACAAATGCGCCAATATATCCGTGGCGCGAATACTGTGCAGAGTCAGGGGGTTTATTTTGACGGTCTGCCATCGTTTCGGTTAATGATCCCAGCCATCGTACCTGCCGCGAACAAGTACCATATCGTACTGCGTAACAATCTTGGATCAGCACAGACGATTTTCTTGAATGGTTTGTACTGTGTGCCTGATGGTGTCACTGCCGTAACCGGTGTCATCAATCAGTTTAATGCCCGCCGCGTTACAGGTACTCCTACGCTGACATCTGTAGCCCCATTAGCATTCAACACCGCCGACCCATCGCTGGCTAACGTCGTCGCTGGTCATACGGTAACCGCTGGTCTGACTGATGGTGCGATCATCACCCCGTTCGTCGTGTCGTCGGAAGAAAATACAGCAGTTCCGACAAACACTAATATGCAGCTTCCATTCATAGCTAACCTGTTAGGCCCAATGTACCAATACGGTCGACCGTGGGCGTTGCGACCCGACGAGGGTTTTGCGGTAAAGCAGATAGGCGCTGGCACAGTTGGTACTGTCGCGTGGATTCTCGACTTCTCGGTTGAGGCTGACTAATATGCCACTGGCCTCGCTCGCCGCCTTGCAATGGTACGGACCGGCTTGTGCCGCGATGGTTGTATCGGATAGCCAAGGGACGCTTGAATTGGCATTACCCAAACGTGATGTCCGTTGTGGTATAAGTTCCACAGGTATCGGCACGGTGGGGGTAATGCGCCCCTACCGCTGTCGTAACGCTGCGATCAACGCGGGCGGAGTCGGAACGGTTCAAATGACCCCGAAGCGGTGGGTACGGTCAGGTCTGACTGTTGCTGTCAATCAACTGAGTGCGTCTGACGTTGAGGGTGCGTTGCAAAACATGAAGGTCGAGGGTGATATGACTTTCGTGCAAGCAATGCGGGCATTATTGGCTGTTGTTGCGGGTAACGCTACGGGGTTGGAGGGTGCGTCACCTGTATTCAAGGGTCAGAACGGAACAACCACCCGTATCACAGCTAATTATTCGGGTGGAAACCGCACAATCACTTCTACCAATCTGGATTAAGACATGAGTTTCGTCGGTAACTGGCTCGGTAAGGTAGTTGGAAAATGGCTCGGTGATCCGTCCATTTCCCCATCCGGGCCGAACTATGTCGATGCAACGCTGAATGTGACCAGTACAGCAGGCTCGTATTTAAGTGCTGTTGTGACAACTGTCATCTCAGTAATCACCGGCGGTGGGGGTGGTCAGGGGTGGGTTCTCCAACAGTTCAGCAAGCGCCCTTGGGAACTGGAACGCAAGGAAGTTGAAGCGGCGTATCGTCGTTTAGTTAATAATGATGTAGTAGCTGTGAAGAAGGTGGTCAAACCATTCGTTCATGGTGATCGTATCAACTGGACTGAGTTAATGTCCGATCTGAAAGCTGTTGAAACCATTGTTAAGATGGAGATCAAACGGCTTGAAGATGAGGAAGAAGAAGAACTTTTAATCATGCTTTTAAGCTAGGAGAGTCAAAATGAATGTTGTTGACATTACCTTTACTGTGACCGAGAAAGATGCTAATGGTCGTCGGTTGCTCAAAGAACTTGAGGGTGGTAACACCTACTGGGTTCCCGCTGAACCGTCTGCTGAACCAGTAAAGTCGACCAAGGTCAAAGCTACCCCT